GTAGCTCGCACCATTTACAAGAGACAGCTCGCCAGAAAGAACACCGTCAGCAGTAGCAGTCGCAAAAAAATAATCACCGCTCGCCGCTGTCCAGTCGAGATCGTATTTAGTATGCACACCGTCGAACTCCAAATAGGACGGCAGACCATCAGGAACATAGGCGACTCCTTGATTCAACGCGGTCGTTTGAGTCGCGTCACCGTTCGCGCCCACTGCTGTCGAGATGTTGTCGAGCGTTGAAACAGGGTCCAGAGCTTCGGCTGGAACATCACCATCCGCGAGCATCGACTCCCGCATATCAAATGCGAGGATTGGATCGAAGTCGAAGAATGAAAATTCCTCAAGCAACCCCGCCGCCGACAAAAGCCCAGCATCTCTCAAAATCCCGGAGTCTCCCAGGATCCCCGAACTTGTCAAAATGCCCGCACTCATTAAACCGCGTCCACTCTTGAAAGGTCAAAATCAACCGATGCTCCCGATGGTGTCACGCGCACCCGCTCCCCGAAACTCCGCACCTGAAAAAACTTTTGCTCCCCGTCCGCCATCGTCCCCACATCAATCCAAGAATCATCCTCGGCCTTTCGCGCAATCGTCACCGCCCCACCGTCACAAGTCGCCAAGTACTGAAAATCCGCCTTACACTTTACTTCCGTTGCTTCCGTCAAAGTCGCCATCCTATTACTGGTTTACCCGTCAACCCCCGCAATCACCGCCTTCACCATCACCTTGCCATTAAGCCACTTATCCTCCACCTCCCAAACCCCGTCATCATTCCGCAGATCGAAAACCCGTAACTCCTCCTCACCCAACCCCCGCGCATTCTCCGGATCATTCAGGAAGGCCAACGCCGACTCCCTCAACGCCTCCACCGCATCCCCGAGCCATCCCCGCCGGTCCGCCTCCGATGCGTCCCGAGTCCGAACTTTTAAACACACCACCGCCGACACCGAAAACACCCCATCCAACCCCTCATGCTCCTCCGGCTCGTCTGCGTCCAAAATCAACTCTTTAGCCCCCTTCGTCCCTGACCAATCCCGCAACCGCGGAGGATCCACCCACCCCAACTCATCCACCAGGAACTCCCCCAACGCCACCAAAAAACGATCAGAAACCAACATACAAGACGCCCATTCACGTCAATCCAATTCACCCTCAACCAAGCCTCCGATTCGCCCTCTTCAACTCCCTCTTCATCCTTGCGCGCAAAACCGTCCGCAAATTCCGATCTTTCGCCCGCATCACCCGCACCACCCCGCGCGCTCCCAGCACCCGCGAATTCGCCACATGCGCCACTTCGCTCGAAAACTCCCAAACCGCCCCACCGATACTCCCCCGCCGCTTCGCGTCGCCCGCGCCGGCCCACCTTGAAAACCATTTTGAAAACCTCCCCTTCAACCGCGAATCCCCCCCACCAATCACCGACCCCTTCGCCATACCAACCCGCTTTTGAACCTCCGCCGCATACATCCGAAAAACCGAAGGCAAAATTTTTTTCTTCTCCCCACGCTTCACCGACCCTCGCGAAGTCCGCCGCTGGTCATGCCACCGCTTCGCCGCCGCCACCGATGAAACTACCCCCGCCCGACCCCGGGCACCCTCCGGCACAAGCTGGAAAATTTTGTGCAAATCTTTAAGCACCGCACCCTTCCCTTTCTCAAAAGCCTTCTTTCCCACTCCAAATGGCTGTGCATTCCGCGCCACCGTTTTTGATACCACACTAGCCGCCAGATCCGCAAACTCCCCCGCACCAATTCCCAGCCTCCTTTGCAACTTCCGGATTTCCCTCTCTGTATCCCTCATCCCCTTGACCTTAATCCCAACCCCCATCCGGCGCCTCCTTCCCATATCTAAACTTCCGTTCATTTACTCCTCCCACCGGCATCTCCCGCCTCCGAAAAAAATCATCACAAGCCCTCTTAAACAAGTCACAATTCAAAGGCCCCAGAGAATCCTTCACCCCCGATTTAAACCGCCGCTTACCCCGTGACTGAGCTACCCCTAATCCATTCTTATTTACCTCATTCATAATCTCAAAAAACCATCAAGCCGTCTCCAGCTCCACACTCCACGCCACATCCCCAATCTCCCGCAAACACTCCACCACCCGCATCGCCCTGCCATCCAAAGTTGCCAAAGTCTCCCTCTCCCATCCATCATCCGGCACATCTGACAGCCGCGCCCGCACCGTCACCGCTACCTCCTCTTCAAACCCGCCGACCTCCGCCGCCTCTGTCCGATCCTCTCCCGATCGCGCCACCGTAAAACTCTCCCCCGCAACCGTCATCGTCCCTGGAAACAACGCCTCCAGCGCATCCTGTGCTCTCAATAAAAACTCCCCTCGCTTACTCGCCAAACTCATACCTTCATTTCGCCCCAATCACGTCAATTGCGGAAAACTACCCATCATCGAACCTCAGCCCAAAAAAGAGAAAACCCCCGAAGCTCACGCCCCGGGGATTCCTCATGCAATGAAGGGATTCTCCCGACCCCCTCAAACTGTCTTAAACACCATTCGTGATGATCTTACCCGCAGTCGCATCACCGACCGAGGCACCAAGCATTACGCTGATGTTCATGAAGCGCTTACGAGTAGAAAGCGAAGTCCATGAGGAAGCATATGCAACCAGACCACCCGGAAGTTCGATTGCCTCATAAACCGAAAGCAGGTCCTGAATTTCATCGTCCATCACCGGCTCGCCAGACGCAATTGCCAGTGAATCAGAGCTTCCAAAATATCCAATCACGTCCGAATCAGCACCATCCCACCGATTATTCATCGCGATGGAGTCAAACCCGTAAGCCCCACGGGATCCCGGTAGAAAACTCTCGGCATTCGTCGGGAGGAGCTTCGCAAAGTAAGCGCCGTCGATGATAAGATTCTTGGTAGGAAAGTCTTTCCCCTCCGCCCAAATCGTCTTCAAATCAGCCGCCTCAAAATCAGCCGCCGTGGAATCCAGAACCGCCGCACCATAATTTGCCGCCGTGATCGGCGCAAAAACCGCATCACGGCACGCATTGCCGATCACTTGCAAATTCTTCCGAATCAAAGAGCGCAAACGATGCCCATTGTTGAGCTCCGCCTGAGTCACGTGGAAGGAAACTGAATGCTGAGAAACAGTCACCTCACGGGCCACCTTGGTAGAATCCGCATTGGATTCATAGTTAGTCGGATCAGTCTGCGCAGTCGCCCCCGCAGTCACAACCGGCACTTGCACCTTGGAACCCGGGCTGATCTGATCGACCGGAGCATTGTAAGTGAACGCATCGATAGCCGAAAGAACCGGCCCCAGAGTAGTAATCGCCTCGTCAGCGACAAATTCAGCAGTCAAGGCTGCTGGAAAAGTATTAGCCATAATAAAAAATAAAAATAAAAGTTAAGTCTCAATCCCACCGGATCACGCCCGATTCTTCATCGCCGCCAGGATTTCTCCCTCATGCGCTTTGAAAAATGCCGACCGCTCCGGCCCCGCGCTCATCGCTTCGAATTCCTCCAAAACTCCACGCGCCCCAAGCCCCTCTGAATCGTCTTCAGGACTTGGCAGATCCGCCGCCGCCGCCGGGGAAAATCCCGCCTGTGCAATCAGATCCTCAACCGTCGCCTGTTCAGCGCTCAGTCGTTTATTCTCAGCCGCCAGCCCATCGCGCTCGTTCCTCACGTTCGCAACCTCAGCCTCCAGCCGTTTATTCTCCACAATCGATGCCGCAAGCGCCACCGATGCCGATGGTCCCTTTTCAGGAACCTCTTCCGCGTCGCCGGAGATCCCCAGCGCACTCTTCACCCGCTCAAGGAAACCTTTCGGCTCCTCCCCAGGCACATCATCAGAAATCTCATCATCACCCCCCTCAACCTCCGGAGCATCCGCCCCCTCATCAGTCTTATCATCAGCCTCATCCTCAGCCTCATCCTCAGCCGACTCCACATTCTCCACGGTCAAATCCTCCGGCAAATTCTCAAACTTGCCGGCAAACTCGATCCCGCCACAAACCGCCGCAGCATTCACCGGCTCCAACACTCTCGCCGCAAAACCTTTCGCAACCGCATCCTCACCATTCATCCAGGTCTCCACCCGCATCATCTCAGCCACCTCATCCCGCTCAACTCCCGAGCGCTCCGCATAAAAATCCACAATGTCGTCTTGCAACTTCTCCACCAAATCCGCCGCACTCCGCAACTCCTCAGCCTCACCCCAAACCCCGCCAGAAACGTTGTGGATCATCAGGTAAGCATTTCTTGGCATTTCCACCTCATCCGCCGCCATCGCAATCACCGATCCCATTGATGCCGCCATTCCCTCAACCCGCGCCACCACTTTCGCCGGATGATTCTTCAACCCGTTCGCGATCGCCCACCCGTCCAAAACCTCACCCCCTGGCGAATGAATCCGAAGATCAATCGAGTCAACCTCACCAAGCTCATTAAGCTCCCGCAAAAACTGAGAACCCGAAACATCCCAACCGCCAATTGGCCCCAAAATATTCACCCTCGCCACTCGTCCACCTTCATTCCGGGGACTTAACTTCGAAGCCCCTTCAGAAGCATCAATCGAAAACCATTTACGCGCCATATCCGGAACCCGTCGTGTCAACCGAAAATCAAAACCCCAAAAGCCGCACTCCTAAAACTCCCCCGCAATCTCAACTTTCCGCTTCACCTCCCACGCCTTCCTTCTCTCCTGCTCCTCAAAATCCAAACCCAGACTCGCCCAATAATCCGTCTCCGTCATGTAACCTTCTCTCAAAAGCTCCAGCATCAACTTTCCATCTCTCCCCCGATCAATCGTCATATCCGCCTGTGGCACCCATCTAGCCTTCCACCAACAACTCACCCCCGCCGGAATATCCAGCCGACCCGCCTTAATCTCTTTCGCCAAAACATACATCCAAAGCCGCTGGCAATCCCGACGCAGGCTCGCTTGTTGCACCTCCACAAATCTCCTCGTTTCCGCCATCACGTAACGCATCCCCGTCCCGTTGATCGACCCCGGATCCCAAAGCACCTCCGGCGCAATCCCGATACCCCACGCAATATCCCGCACCAACCACGATAGCATTCCCAGCGTATTCGGATGCGGCCGCGAATCATTTGTCGTCTTCATTTGCTGCCCAGGCGCAAACTCCTGAAACCTACCGCCCTGAATCATCTGATCCAGAGTTAAAACCAATCCCTCATCACCCGTCCCCGTCGCTCCCTCAACTGCATCCGTAAGTTCATCCAGGTCAACCGACTCCGGCAGATCATCAATGAAACCCTTTAAGTCCGCCCCCGGATCCTCCTCACCCTCCGCATTAGGCGACTGCTCCAACCAAGCCGCCCAGAGCGCCGCCACCTTAACCGCCTGCTTGGTATATCCCAGAATTTCAACCGTGTCCTTGAAATTAGACACCGCATGCCCGAGCCCCGAAACCTGCCTTGGCCTCCCGGCCCGAACTTCGTCCGCGTGATAAATCGCCCGCTCCCTGGGAACCGACTTCATCACCTCCCCCTTCGCATCGAGCAACCGAAATCCGGCCCGCCCCCCAAAGCGATCCAGAAACACACCATCCGCCAAATTCTTCGGCTTCTTCGCCTCCCGCTTGCCATCCCCGATTTGGTGTGCCTCATACATCATCACCCGCGCCCCCATCCCCGGCCCCTCAGTCAAAACCGTCAACGCGTCGCCATCACGGATTTTGCTCCGCTTTACCCAATCCTGCCATCCTTCAAAATCCATCCCCGCCGCCATATCAAAAGCCGGGGCGTGATCAGTCCGCAAATGCCATGCTTCTTCGATCCGCTTATCCAACTCCGGATCCCCCGTCTCCGCCTGCGGTTTCAAATAACCAATCAAACGCGAAGGTCCCGTAATCGCCCGGGCCACCAAACCAATATTCGCCTCACCCCAACGCGCCGAACGCATCAACTCCACCCGATCCGATGCCGAAACCTCATCCCGAGCCCCCAACGAATCCCACCGCGCACGACCCCGCCGCTCTGAAATTTTCGCGCCGTCAAAATTCGAAAGCGCCCGCAAAAGTCGCTCCTTTTTACCCTCAACCGCTCCAGCCTTCCGAGCCTTCGCCGCCAAATTCCGATTCTTCCCCCCGCGCTTCCCGCGCCGCGCCTTGCCTGATCCTTGACCCATGCAAAGCGGCAAAGTCGTCAACCCTCAACAATCACCAACCGCACTCCGTCCGCGAAAAATCGACATGATTCATCCGCCGATTCCTTTTCGCCCCATCCCCTAACGTTTTAATATCAATCGCCCGCTTATAAAGCTTCACCTTCATCTTCAGCTCCCCCCTCACAAATTCCCCGCTTGTCCCCGACTCCTTCATATTGACGCCAGTAAACTCAACCCGATCCTCCAAGCCCGCCTCCAACGCCTCCACCGCCGCCACATATTTCGTCTTTAACTCCTCCAGAGTATTCGTCTCCACCAATCCCCTCACCAAGTCCATGTCTACGCGCATGATTCGCCCAAACCCGTCAACACCACCAACCCCGCCCTCAGCCCGCCATAAACTTCCGCGCAAAAACATCCCGCCCAATCACCGCTAACTTAACCGCATCCCCAAAATCATTCATCCCGTCGCTCTCCCAAACCCACTTCCCATTTTTTCGCACCTGAAACTCCTTGGTCAACTCCTCCAAAAAATCCTCGTCCTTTGCGGCATCGATCGGAAACATCAAATCCCCAAACCTCTCCACCGGTTCCCCATCATCATCCACCGCCTCCCGGTCCAAAATCAAATCCCGGTAAAGCATCCGCCGATAAGCGTCATCGTCATAGTTCAAAACCCGCACCGTCTGCCGGCCCTCTTTGTCAGTTTTGAAAACTCGATACTTATTCCACCGCAACAAATCCCCCCCATGCCTCAAATTCTGCATTCCCCCCAATCCTTTCGATGGGTTAAAAACCGGCGCCAACGCCCGACACCTCCGCCGCACTTCATAAGTCCGGTGCCCGCCCTCATCCGTCAAATTGCACAAAACGCGCTTCCTCTGCCCCTCATAAACAATCCCCGTTTTCGCCCAACGCACCATATTTTCCCACGTCAGAAAAATCCCCCAATCCGCAACCATCACATCTCCGGAGCGCGAAAACCCCACCTTAACGCCCTTCCAGCAATCGTCCTGCGTATCAGCAAAAACCCCGCAAACAACCGGCTCCACCGGCACCGTCCCCCGACGATACTCCCCGCACATCGTGCGGAGCTCATCCGTCGAAACCCGCCGCGCCCCCGACTCCCGCCAAGGTTCACCCAACCGATCCTGAATGAAACCCTTCAACCTCACCGGATTCTTCCCCGCCTCGATCTTCTCTAGCGCCAAATGCCCCCAGGTTGATCCATCCCAAAGCGCATACAAATCCGAATGGTAAAAACTCATCGCCTGCGGTTTCCACCCCGGCACCATCTCCACCTCTCCCGATTCCAACCTCTTTTCCACAAAATTTGTCGGCCTCACCTCCCCCTTTTGGAGCATCGCTTTTTTCTCCTCCTCCTCGATCCGCCCCCCGCAATGCTCGCACTCATAAAAGGTCTCCCGCAACACCCGCTCTAGGTCATACTCCCCCCGCTCATCGCGGCAATGCTCATAACGAACCTGCTTCATCTTCAGCCACTGGAACTCCCCGCACCGGGGACAAGGCACAAAATCCCGATGCCCGGACCCATCTGCAACCGCCATCGCCGTCTGACCGTCCTCATCCGTCGGTTTTGAAAATCCCAAAATTTTCCCGCTCTTCGTCGCCTTCCCCCTCGACTCCAAAAGCCTCTTCGTCGAGCCCTCTTTTTTCGGCGCCCGATGCAAATCCAATTCATCCAGCACCACAAAAATCACCCCCGGTTTCGATGCCATCTGCCCCACCGATCCAGCCCCCACAAACCAAACCGTCATCCCCGGGAGTTTGATCGTATCCCCCTTTAAATCATTCTCATGCACCCCCTGTAAAATCGAATCCATCGACGGCATCCCCCGTAAAATCTCCACAAACCTCGCTGCCGTCGCCTCCGCATTACCCTTCGCGTCGATCCCGTAGACAATATTCCCCGGCGCCGCCTGGACCCGCTTCGCCAAAGCCACCAACGCGTGAAAAGTCACCGCCGCCTGGGAACCCTTCATTCCGTAACAGCTCCGCCACCTCTCACCCCCGTCCGCCTCCAAAAACTCCTCAAAAAAACGACACACCGACGGAGTCATTTCCCGCGAATAAGGCCCCGCATAATCCGAATTCTCCCCATTAGAAATCACCACATTCCCCTCACACCAATCCCCAAACGATAACCGGCGAGCTTCCCGCCACACCCTCTCCCGAATCCCCTCAACAAAAACCCGCACCACCCCCGGCAAATGTCTTACCCCCTCAACCAACTCCCCATCCTTCATCTCAATCATCTCAATCATCTCACTCATCTCCCCTCTCGCAAGCGCTCCTCAACAAGCTCCACCCAAATCGCCCGCACCTCCCCCGGAGCCCGCGCATTCAAAAACCGTAAAACCTCACCTTCTGCCAACTCTCGAAAACTTTCCCTCACCTCTCTCTGATGCGGCTCAAACTCTTTCCTCACCCACTCCCTCAACAACTCCTCCGCAACCTTCACCGCGTCGTCCGTCTTCTGCAATGCCCGCTTCATCTCCTGCGCATCCCGCCACCGGCGCCGTGCCGCGTCCGTATTCCTCCCATCTTGCCGCGCCGCCTGATAAGCTTCATGCGCCCGCTCCTCTTCTTCAATCACACGCGCAAACGAAAGCGAAAGCCCCAACCTTTCCAGCGCCCGCCCAATCAACTCCACCGGTCCCAGGTCCACCGAACCCTCCACCGACTCCGCCCCAATCCCCGCTTCCAAATTCAACTCCCGCGCCCGCTCCTTCACCCTCCCCGATGGCTCCCGCCCCACATGCCGCCGATACCAATCCAGAAAAAGCCCCGTATCACCGCCCGAAAGAAAAGGCCCTTCATCGACCTCCTCCGCAATTTCAAACCACTTCCGCACCGTCCGCGAATGCACCCCCCAGCGCTGCCCGACCTCCAAAAAATCCTTCTGCTCCATCTCACTCATATCCAATCAATCTAAATCTACCTCCCCCCGCCGCGTCACTTCATCCTTGACAAAATCCCCCACTCATTAAAATAAAGCTCCGCGAATAAGGGGGAAAACGACCGAAGTGACTCATCCGATTTGTCGGATTGAGTCCACTGTTTTGTTATCCCAATTTTACGAATTATGAAACCAGAACCAATGACCGCAGAGCAGTATCTACAAATAATCAACAAGCTAATCCCGAAAGGGTGGATGCCAATAGGCCAATACGGGTCGATGAAGTTTAGAAAGTCAGGGCGCAACTATGATTTGTCTGCGGCTGATTTGGGGCAACTCAATCGAATTGAAAGCGAGGGTCTTTTTGTGATTGAGGGATAACAGGGGGATGCATTCAACCCCCGCTCCGCGGCGGCAAATGATCCTTGCTGTTCGCTGAATAAATTTTGATTTGTGCGCTTTTCCTATTGACGTAACCCAACGATCGGTTTAGAGTAGGGACGTAATGAAAAACAAAGCTGCACAACAACTCGGTTCCATCTCCACTCCTGCCAAAGCCCAAGCCGCCCGTGAAAACGGCCAGCTCGGCGGACGGCCAAACACTCTGACCGGAGGCAAACGCGGTTTCGTGGCAGCCATCACCGAGGCGTTCACCAGCCCGGTCAGTAACCCGACCATCCGTTACAGCCACTCTCGCGGTTTCCACGTGGAGAGTAGCATCCATCCCGCCGACGAAGAGGTGATCTGGTCCGCACTCGCCAGCTACTCCGGAACTGGACGGCGCAGCGTTCGCCCCGTCGATTACTCTGAAATCCGAGAGGAGATCATCGAATCCAACTAGCAGCGAACAAACCGCCGCACACAACCCCGCCCCGCTCCGAGTCGAGCGGGGCGGGGTTTTTCGTGATCTGGGAGGAGTGGCGATCATGCGTTGTCGGCGGGGTGCGTGGGCTATGCGTTCTCTTTTCCTGTACCTTCGCATTTGTGGCAGTCGGTTCGCCCTCCTCCGCCGAAACCATCAAGCTCACCGATTCCCTCGCAAAGAGAACAAGCGGATGAACGAGAATCATTCGCCATCGGTTGCTTGCAGTGCCAGCAGTTCACGTCGCTCTGGAGGGCATTTTCCATGCCGCAGTTTTCACACATTCTCATGATCTGTTATCCTTGGTCGTTCGCTAAGAAGATTGGCAGTGGCATTGCGTCTCAAAGTCCCAATTTAGTTCAGCCGCTACGGCAAAAAGTTCTGGTTGCGTCTTGCTCTCATCGTGTTGATCAACAGCTTCCTCCAGCGTGTCTGATTTACTCATCTCCAATAGCGTCTTGATGGGGATTCCTGAACGATCAAAAATAGCCCTATCACCACCTTTCCTGTCGCCCATTCCTTCGATTTCAGCCCAATCTTTTGCAATGCTTGGGTTTTCTTTCAGGATCGTTAGGCGCTTTCTTAAAGACTTCTTAAAGCATAGGTCGCAGTTCCCTTGGTATTGTTTGATTCCAAGATCAAAGTCCTGTCTATCCCAAAACTCTCTTACTAGACGCTCAGTTACACCCAACTCGGCCAGCGGATAAATCACTCCCGGTCTTTCGGACTTACGGCGAGGCTCGTCGGCCCTGATTCCCCACGCTTCTACATACTGCCCTTTTTTTAGACCTATGCTCCGTAGGTAGCTGTTGATTGGTGCTGTTTTCATTTCACGAGTGCAGTGCGGAAAACCGTTGTTAAATACCCCGTATTTCTTGACCACCTCAAAGAAGGGATGCCCTGGGCCTAGCGGATCGGTGTTTACGAATGCGTCTTCCGGCTTGATTACTTTGTGGCGAGTGCCTTTCCCAGCTTCGTGGATTACCTCAGCCTCAATCCATATCGTGTTCAATCCCCATTTCTCGTCACACTGCTTAATAAAGTCTAGCGTCTCTTGCCTTTCTTTTCCCGTGTTGGCATAGACGTATATTATTTTCCGACCTTCATAGAGTGGGGATACTTGGATCATTCGAGCCATGAATGCGCTTGTCCGGCCTCCACTGAATGACACGACCAACGGAAGCGAACAAGTAGTCGCAGACGAACCCGCTTTAGCGTCGGGTTGCTCCACGGTTTCGGGCTTCGATAGGGTTGGTTTCATTATTCAACAGGGTTAGGTGTAGCGTCAGCGGGTCGCTGGACATTGGCCGTTCGCTTTTAGATCTTCAGCGCAATCTTGGTAAATGGCTGCTCTGGCGCGCGCCCTGGTGGAAATATCGGGCGCGTTAATTTCGCGAGCCACTTGGAGCCATGAAGCGGCAAGGTTTTCCCACTTTTCAACGAGATGACACGGCTTGCCTTTCAGTAGTTCAGCAGAAGAAACGGGGATGGTTTCGATTTTATTGCTCATTGGTTTTTTGGTTGGTTGGTTGGTTTATAGGTATAAAGCTGTACTCGGCCCATTACCGCGCTCTTTAACTCGGTAGGGGGATTGGTTTGGTGTTATTTATCCATAGGGTCTCTGATCTAGGCGTTCGTCGAGCAATTCCGGCGGGTCAGTGTTCTTGCTGTTATTTAAACTTCCCCATCATCCACCCACTCGGGAACCTCACCACCCCCGGCCCCTTCCTGAATCCCAAGAATAAACGTGTCCCGAATCTCCCCCGGGAACCACTTCCGTTTACTCCTCATCTTCCAGTCCTTTTTCTGCGTAAAGACCTCGCGCGCGAATGTCCCCTTCTCCTTGTGAAACGGCACCACTGCCTCCGTCTCACACCACTCATTGTATAGTCCATAAATCCGCTCCATCCTCACTCCGAGCTCCCCGGTCGGATCCTCCACCTCGCGCAACATTCCCGATTTTAGGAACATCGAAACTCCCGCACGATGTTTCAACAAATCATCAGTCGCCGCCTGTGATTTTTGGGTGTGCTCAAACCGCCCCCGCGCCATCAACCGCCGGTATCCCTCCAACGCCCAATTTAAAATCCCGCTCATCTCCGCCTTGAACCTCTCCTGAAATCCATACTCCATCTTTTTCCGATCAATCGGTTTATCAAAATTCACCTGAATAAATCGACGTTCAAACCCTCCCGACGAATCGGGCGTGCAAGCCAAAACATTCGACTCCATCACCAACCGCCCCCGAGGTCGAAAATCAAATCCCTGACCATATTTTACATCCACCGAAACCGGATCCCCCGAAACAATCGCCTTGATCAGTCCAATATGTTTAAAGCTTCGCGTCGTAAGCTCTTTCGCCAAATAAAGCGACTTCCCGACAAGCTGGCTCCGCGTAAAGGGATTATCCAACTCCGTGAGCTCCAGCGAAACTTTATTCTCCGAACCAATCAACCATTCCAGCACATCCACACAAGTCGATTTTCCCGTGCCCCCGTCTCCGTAAAAGAAAAAGAACGAATGGAAATTCACCGAAGTCCCCAGGCAATATCCAAAAATCTCCTGAATCTGATTCCTCGTCTCCTCGTCTTCCTGTCGATCCTCCAACCACTTCAGCCACTCCGGACACGCCGCCGCCGGATCGTAAACATGCGGAATCTGAGTCGTCGTAAAATGCCCCGCACGCGATGGGAAAAGCCGCCCCGTCTCCAACTCCAAAAGACCATTCGCCACCGGAAAACACCCCTCGGGATACCCGTTCAATTCCTCCGGAAATTTCACCCGCTCCGACCTCGCCAACGCCTCAACCGAAGAAACGAGAGAAGAAGTCAAAGCCGACTCCCCGCCCGCCTCCACCACCTTCCGCCGAACCTTCCTAGAAAACCACGTCTTCTCCCGCAGCTTATCCCAAATCCCCTCCCCGCCATTCCACCTCCAAAAGTGATCCCCACAATACATCAAGTTTTCACACTTCACCAAATTCCTCGCCAGCCGATCCTGCATCACTTTTAACCCACGTCCCGAGTCAGCTATAATCTCTTCATAAAAATCCAAGCCCGCATGCCCCGCCGACTCCGCCGCCTTCATCAACCCCGCCGATTGCACCTGGATCGTAATTCCACATTCAGCACACCAACTCCGCCAATCCGCGACATCGTCTCCCGGCTTCGCCCGCCTCCACAACTTCTCCAACTCCAAAATCCCAACCCGATTTGCGACTTCGAAAAGCTCACGCGCCACCTTCTCCGCCCCCTCCAATCCTGGCACGTCATAATCCGGAATGATCACCACCCAGCGCCCGCGAAAAAAACGCGCATACTCATCGCGCCACTTCCCCGCTCCCATCGGGAACGTAGTCACCACCACCGGTAAACCCTCCACGCTGAGCTCCCGCAGGCAATCCACATCCTTCTCCCCTTCCACCAGGAAAATCGGAACCTCCGGCCCCGCCGCCAAAATCTCAGGAAGTCGATAAGGCACCACCCGCGAATCTTTCAGACTCCAAACCCATTCCCCATCCTCCCCCGCCCGCGCCGGCCGACGTTGCCGAAACTCTTTCGGCTCAAACCTTAAGGTCTGATGAAGCAATTTCCCTTTCTCCGAAACATAATCATAAACTTCAACAATCTCCTTCTTTCCCGTCCGATCAACCTTCTCTTTCACGACCTCCACCCCCTTCAACTTATCCGCCAAGGAACTCTTCTTCTTCCCCCCTCCCTCAACATCTTTGCGCATCTGCGCCTCTGCGCGAGACTTACCCCCACTCCTCTTCTTCCATGGTCCATCATCCCTCCCCGTCCCCGGATCGATCCCCGCCAACTGAAAATAAAGCGCAATCGCGTCCTTCGTCGAACACCCCCGCGCCATCTCAATCAACTTGATCTCATCGCCAGACTCATTCGTCCCAAAGTCCTTCCAAAACCCCACCCCATCTCTCTCAAAGATCGAAAACGATGGAGTCCGATCCTCCCGAAAAGGAGAACAAATCACCACATTCCCCGAGCTCCCGCCCCATTCCCCCACCTTATCGGCACCCTCCAACCCGAGCACCCCGAAAAGAACCCAAATAGGCAAGCGTTGCCGTGCGTCATCAATTTCAGCCATCCTGATTTTCTACTCGTGCGAATTCAAAAGACCGGCCCCGTGAATTTCACCCATCATCACAATCGACCCCAATGGAGGATCAAACTCACTCCCAGGAATTCCCTTAAAACCAATCGCCTCGAAAAAAGCCTTCACTTCCTCCCGCTGATCCTGCGGATTCAAAAGCACAAACACCCGATGGCACCCCACCGCCTTCAGCTCCGCCAGCGATGCCCGAACCAAAGCCCGACCAATCCCGCCCCGCCGCTTCCCCGCCCGCACAAAAAGCCGCCGCAAAGTCCCAAGCCCCGAAACCCGATCCACCGAAGCCGAAACAGTCCCATCAATCCCTCTCCCATAATCCCTCCAGGTCAAAAGGATTTCCCTTTCCCCCGCCGCCGCTACAACAATATTTTCAATACTCATTTTCTTGATTCCTTTCTTTAAATTCTCCCTAATCGATCCACCCCATCCGCTCCCCCAGGCATTCCAAAACCCCCAGCAACCCCGCGATTTTCTTATAAATCACCTCCTCCTTCCTGGCCTTCCGCAAAACCCAAAACGTCTCCGGTCTATCAAAATTCGTCACCGGCTCGCCTACAACGTCCAAAAACTCACCCTCCCATCCCGGGCATTCCTGCCCCAACACATCCCGCACCAAAACGCCCCTCAGCAAATGCTCAGCCTCAACCGGCACTTGATCCACCAACCAGGGATTCCAAACCGACGCCTTCCCCACCTTCACCACCGGAACCTTCACATAAGAATCCGACACCTCCTCAAAATCCACAATTCCCGCCGCCCTCGCTTTCCCCTCAACCTTCCCCCCATCATCACCCCCAACCTCTCCCGAATCTGCGCCCATCTGCGGATCCTCCGCAACCTTCATCTTCCGCGGCCCCATCGTGAACTCCAGACCATTCTGCCTTTGTCCCCGCTCAGCCGCCTCAACCTTCCCCCGGTCCACCAGCACAATCGGCCGAATCTCCCCCGACCTCACCCCGCCGATCGGCACCAAAACCATTTCCACCCCATGCACTCGCGCCAAAACTCCCCAGGTCACGCCCGACTCATCAGCCCGTGCCGCTAGTCCGCCAATAGCCTCGCCTTCTGGCTTCCAGCTTCCAACCCCTTCACCGTACGGCCGAACATACTCCGCCCATTTCTCGCAATCCTCTATCGGTCTCACCCCCTTTTCCATACAACGCTCATCGCACCAATCCGCCCACCGTTGCCGATTCGCCGCCGGCACCAAATACCTCTCCTCCACAACCCTCGCCAACTGCTCCGCCGATGGCACCTCCCCAAGCTCCAAAATCTCCTGCGAAAACTTCTCCCGCTCCTCCTCCTCAACCTTCAGAATCTCCCGCGCTCCGCGCAAATCCACCAACCCCTCCCCAACCGCAATCCGCGCCGGGGTAGGTAAATCTCCCAAAGACAGACGATCCTGCACCCAGTTCAGAGACTTCCCCAGGCTCCGCGCTAGATCACCCGATGGCACCCCCATTGCAATGAGCTCTTCGCATCCCTCCAACTCCTCGATCAGCGACAAATCCGCCCGCTGGATATTCTCCACAAGCTGAAAGGTCACCACCTCCCGATCCGTCATTATCCAGACCTCACAAGGCAGCTTAACCAACCCCGCCCTCCGGCCGGCCCGCCATCGCCTCTCCCCCGCCACAATTTCAAACTTCCCGGGATTCTCCTCCAGCTCCCGCACGATCAAACACTGACGAACCCCCATCTCTTCAATTGAATCTTTCAACTCAACCAACTTCTCCTCATCAAATTCCTTCCGCGGATTCGTCGCAGATTGATAAAGATCATCCACATGAATTTCCCGAATCACCCGGAAATCCTCCCGAACTTCCCCAACATTTGCTTTTTCAATTTCTGATTTCATTTTTCGTTCTCGTTTTTGTTTTGAAATTCTTCACTGATTTCCCTTTCTGCTCTCGATTTCCGAAAACTCTCCCTCCGAGCCTCCGCGCTCCTCTCCCGCTGATCCGGAGATTGCTGCCAACTCGCCACCCCGCGACCCCCCGCCGCCTCGATCGGCTTATTGCACTCCCGACGAACCCTTTTACTCATCCACGTCCTCGACTCACAGCAGCCCTTCGCTAAACCCCGCACGCTCCAACCATCTAGCTCGGGATGATTTAAAAACCTTCCCAACGCCAAAAGCCGCTTCCCCAAATCCACCGTCCCCGGACAATCCCAAAACCAAGAATCCAACACCTTGCACGCCACCGGCAAAGCCACCTCTCCCCCGATCCGCGCCACCGCGCCCAACATCGCGAGCCCACCATCGAAAACATATCCCAACGCCCGACCCAGTGCTTCCCCTCGCTCCCCAACTTTTTCCACATCACACTCTCGCGCCCAACCCTCCAGGCAAATGTCCAACATTGCCCCCATAACGGCCGCCCGCACAACGCCCGATTCAAAATCACCCTCCTCCATCCGCTCCACCAACTCCGACGGATCCAAACGAGAATCCCCGAAAACACTCCAACCCAACTCCCCGCCACGATGATGAAACGCTGTATCCAAAATCTCCACCTCATTCGTCTCCCGCCCCCGACTCATCCCGCACTCCTTCCCAATTGCTCACGCTCCCGACGATCCGCCCGCCGCGCCACAATCCGCCCAAAAATCACCTTCAACTCCGCCTCAAAACCCGCGTCATCACCAACCAACGATTCCACCACCCCCCGCGCATGCATCGCTGTCACATGCGTCCGCCCGAAAGTCGCCGCCGCGTTCTGATAACTCAGCCCCCCGAAGTAGTACAGAAAATACATCGCCACCTGGCGGATCCGGCAAATCGGCATTTTGCGAGTCCTTGCCTCCAACTCCCAAACACCAACCCCATAAAAATGCGCAACCTCCTCCACAATCTCCCTTGTGATCGTGGACATTCTCAAAGGCGCCAACGCCACATCATTCATCGCGGCCAAAACACTCCCCGTTTTTTTCCCCTCAACAACCCCATCAAGAACGACCAAATCACTCATCAGCCCCTCCTTCCGAACCATCAGCAGTCAGAAAACGGCGCAATCTGGACAAAAACGAGCTCTTCTTTTCCTCTCGATACCCACACGCTGTAAAATTCGGCTCATAAGCCCGCAACCTCCACATCACCAGATCCACATCGTCATCCGAATAAATCACCTTAACCTTCCCCCGCTTCATCTCCGCCCCCCTTCCCGCCGTGCCACACACACCGCACTCTTGCGCTTCCCCTCCTGCCATTGCCGCACCGCATTCACCGGAACCAACACACGACCAACCCCCTCGATCCGAGGAAGCGCCCCCGACTCAATCAACCGCCGCACCCCCGTCTCCGATATGCCGGTTTCCAAAACCAACTCCTCCACCGAAAACGGCGCCATTCGGCCCTCCGCCGGCACCGCCAGCCCCTCCCTCTTCATCGCCTCCACGATCGCCCCAACCACCGCGCCCGAAACTTCCAGCTCAATTTTCATGCTGGATCCCCTTCCTGCAAAACCTTCCCCCGGGTAATTCTCAACTCACCCTTCTCCAAAAGTTCCAATCCCGCCCGAAGGCACAACCGGCGAATCTCTTTTTGCGGCATTCCAATCTCATCGGAAAACCGCCTTATCATCTCATTCAGCTCCTCTTGCTTCATCTTGGGTGGCACTTTGTCTCCCATTATTACCCATCGCAAGCGAAAAAGTTACTTTCCTTGATTTATTTTTTCAAAGGAACCCAATAACCCCCCACCCATTACAAAATAAAAATTGAAAAAAAACTTGATTGGGTGACATTTGGCGTATGATGGGATACATGAAAGAATCAAGACTCTCTCAACGTCAGCCCGCGGAGATCCTGGCCGACCTGGCCCACATCTCCGAACAAACCCACATCAGCCAACCCGCACTCATCGCCGCCTGCATCCGCGGGCTCCGGAAAACGTGGGATCAAAACCACGAACTCACTTTTCCCTTCGTCGTCGTCCCGGAATCATCCGTCACGAAGCCAAAGGAGAAATAACCCTCCCCAAACCTCTCCTGCCCGCTCCCCACCAGGAGCGGGCTTTTTTATGCCTAACCGTCCACCCTACCACCCACCATCCGACAAACCTTATACATAGGGGGGATCCCCCTATTTATACCCGTTTTTAACTCAATCTAAAAGTTCTCAAAAGTTGATTGGACAGTGGACAGAGAGAGAAAAGAAACTGAAAACCAACCCTTTAGAAATGTCCACCCACCAAAACCCGACCTTGGACAAACCCGCCACGCTGGACGGTGAAAAATAATCTGTCCACCCTAACCGTCCACCCTCGCAGCAGTCAGCGCGATTTTTCTGGGTTGGGTGGACGGTAGATTTCTACCTTATCAAATGACCCTCCCACCCTCAGTCCGCTCCGCATTCCTCCACCTCTCCCCGGCCCAGCAAAAAGCATTCCGATCCGAATTCCGCCGGCTCCGAAAAGGCTTACCCCTCGCCCTCCTCCTATGGATCTCCTTGGGCCTGCATTATCTCTACCTGGGAAAGCCAGGAACCCAATTCTTCTTCTGGATCACCGGCGGCGGGCTCCTCATCTGGTGGCTCCTCGATCTCCCCCGACTCCCCGGAATGATCAGCCGCCACAACGCCGAAAAGGCCCGCCAACTCATGCAATCCCATCAAATCCTAAACGCACCCCCTCAAATTCCCCCACCCCTCCCCCAATAGTCTCCATGGAAACCAGAAAAGAAAAATTCCCCCACCCAAAACTAAAACATCCTGCGAGACG